CTTTCCAATTATCTAAATCTGACATAAAATCAACAAATTTACCTTCAACAATTTTTCCATCTTTAACAACAGGTATTTTTCCTTCAGATATTATGTTACGTAATATAGTAGAACCTTTGTTTTCTGTTTTATCTAATCTCCAAACATAATCATTTTGTTTACCTGCACGTTTTACAAAATGTAATCCTTCTATAATATTGTCACCAGTTACCTCTCTTATCCAAGCTTCTGCTTGTTGTATGTATTGGTCTAATGCAAATGGGTCAGTTAATTGGTCATAGTTACCAGAATAATCTGCATACTGTTCTCTCCAGAACATACCTTCAGCAGAATCTAACCATTTATTTAACTCAGGATTACCCCAACCTAATTGTGCTACTTTTCTACCAATAGGGTCTGTTCTTATTTGTATATAATCCCACAATTTACTAGAAGTATATTCAGCATTAGATACATCTTTTTTAGGTCTTATTCTGTATTCAAGATTTAATGGATTAGTTTTAAACTTTGTACCTAAAAATCCAGATATATCCATTGTTTGTTGTGTAGCTTCTAACAATTCTTGTGACATTAACAAGCTTTGTATATCAGGTAAGTTTTCTATTTCATCTGGTGTAAAACCTAATTCTAATAATTTTTTATCGTCCATTTTTTTACCAGTACTTAACCATCTCATGTAATCAAGTGGACTTCCATATACATTAGATAAACCTTTTACAAACATACGTGTTTGTTCTTCTAAAAATACACGTGTTAAAAATGCTAAACGTAACAACACTAAAGGTTTAAACAACCTTCTTGTGTAATGGTCCATAGCTCTTGTTACTACATCTGGGTCTGTAACAGTACTTCTTGGTATATAACCTTTTTTAGACCAAGGGTTTGCACCTTCTTTACCCCAACTTTTTATATAATCTTTAAAAACTTTAGCATCTTGTATTAAAGTACCTGCAACAGTATTCCATTGTGGGTCAGGCATTACTTGCCATATACCGCTAGTAGCTCTAGCTAAGTATTGATATGGTATTAATGGAACTACACTATCAGTCATTTGTGATAAAAACAAAGCATTCATAGTTCCTACGTTTCTAAACTTACCAACATCTCTTGAATTTTCAGCTAGTACTACTTCATGTACTTCATTTTTACTATTAAAGCCAGGCATGTTTTTAGTTTTAGCATTAGCATATATTCTTGAACGTTCTAGTCTTTGCCATACATTTTCCATGTATCTTCTTAAAGGCATAGCAGCATCTTCGCCAATAATTTTTTCCAAGTTTTTTAATTCCCATTCTCTTAAATCTCTACCAAATTTATAAATAGATGCTTTATTTGCGTAATTTAAATTAACAAACTTTAAAGCCCACTCAGAAGCTTGTTTTTCTGTATAGCCATTTATTTCTAAATGTGCTAATAAATTTTGAAATGCACGTTTTTTATTTGTTATAACTAAACCACTGTCAGGTACAATACCTAACAAGTTATTTAAATATGGTTCATTATAAGTTTTATATGCACCACCAAAACCTAAATATTTTTGAATATCATATTCACCATAATCAGTAAAGTTATCTTTTAACTTAGCTTTAAATGTACCTACAGCTTCTGCTTTATCAAATGTTAAAGAATCTACAGTAGGTTCTGTTACTTTTAATCTTTTTTTAGTTTTAAAAGGATTTAATTGTGATGCTGTTAAACCTAATCCACGAGCACCTTGACCTATGTAACTACCTAAATTTCTATATGCAGCATCTTGATTACCTAATACACCTAATGGTTTTGATAATGCTTTTTTTAAACCGCTAGTAGTAGACGCATACTCATCAGATTTTTTAGCCATTTGTATAAGCATGTTGTTTATAAAACCAGATTGTCCTACTTCTGAAAATGCTTTGTCACTTAATGTTTCTACTATTTGTTTTGTTTTAACATTAGTTCCTTTTGTACCTACTTTTGAATTAACTACTTTATGTCCAGTGTTTGTATATACTTTAAACCAATTTTTAACATCATCTGCTTTATTAAATGTAATTACTTCAGCTAATAAATCAGGGTGTATGTTTCTAAACAAAGGCATTTTTGATAATGCATAAAAATTATCTAATCCAGATTCTGCAACAGTATCAAATACTTTATTCCACACTGGCATATCAAAAACAGTATCTGCTGTAGGAGCTAAGTATCTATTAACACGACCAAAGATAAGCATTTGTCTACGCATTTCTTTTGCTTTTTTATAACTAGACCTAACAGATTTAGCTTCTGATAATATTCCTCTACCAAATAATCTATTAAATCTTTTAAAGTTACGTGTATTTTCTAACTCTAAATCATCTAACTTGCCTAAGTTTTCATATACATTTTCTATTAACTTAGTATTATTTATTTGTAGTTTATTACCTTTTTTACCACCCATAACTAAAACACCTTCATCTAAAAATTGTGATGCTTTATTAATACTTCTCCATTTTTTACCAACACTTAAACCTTTACCCCATTTTGAATAAAACAAAGGGTCAGCTAGTTGATGTCCAAAATCAATAGCTCCTGATAAGAAATTAAAAGCTACAGTTCCAGGTTCATACACTTCAGCTGCATAAATTTTACCAGGGCTATATTCAATAGATTGTGTTGTTTCTGACCAAGCAGGATGGTTATTGTCAGTGTTTAATGCATACTTTCTACTTCCAAAGGTATCAAACCTACCAGGAAAAAAGTTAATTCTATTAGGTTTAGCTAAAGAAGTATAAAACAACTCTCCATTAGCATCTCTACGTTTTAAAGGTTGACCAATTGCATTAATTGTTTTTTCTTCAGCAGAAACATCAGAGTAACCCATTTGTTTGTAATACCTATATATTTCAGTATCTTTTGGTATAACAGGTTGAAATCCTATAATTGTATTTCTATCAAAGTTAACAGGGTCATCTACTTTACCTAAAAATGGTATACGATATTTACCGTATCTTAATTCACCAGGCAATACACCATTTTTAGCTACAGCATTCCATAATGCACCTAAATTAGTTTGACCAGACATTTTAAAAGCTTCTACTAATGATTCTCCTCTACCAGCATTTCCTAAATCTAAACCAGTTTCAGATAAGTCAATCATTAATTTACTTTGTATTTCTTCCATACTCATACCTTCTTGACGGTATTTATTAGCTGTACGTGTTGCAGAATAATATTCCATAGCTCTACCTCTTAGGAAAGGTTGTCCAGGTAATACTGCATTACCCATATAACCTAAAACATTTATTTTTCCTGATGGACCAAATGTTTGCATTAACCACTCTAAACCTAATGCACCCCATACACCATATTGAACATCACCAGGAGCTGCACCACCAGGAGCAAAACCAAATGTAAATAAATCACCAAGGTTCATAGTCATGTTACGTTCTATATCTTCAGGTGTATATTTATTGTATATATCACGATAAGTGTCTATATCTTGTCTAATTCTTTCTTGTACTAATTCATCTTCTATTTGATATAAATCTGCACTACCTGCTTGTTGATTTGATGCCCAAGCATCCATCATTATAGGTAAAGGTAAACTTGAATGTGTATCTACTATTCTTTCAAAATCAGTAATACTTTGAGGATTAGCTTTAAAAGCTTGTACTTGTTGATTGTATTGTCTAAGTTCACTTTCTTTAGTTAACAAATATTCTCTATTTGCTAACCAGTTACTAGGTGCTGCCATTATTTATATTTTCTTCTATTTAATAAATCTAAAATAATAGGTGATTTACTAACTTCATACATTGCAGCTAATGTAATATCTATACTTTCCGTGTTTATTTGTGGTATTGCACCTGCACCTAATGGAGCACCAGCAGTAGGTGCTTCTTGTGGTCTTTCAGTTGGAGCAAACACATTAGGTCTATTAGGTGTATTTCCTACTGGTGGTCTTGTAGGAATGCTTGTGCCTTGATTATTAGGCAAAGAAGCAGCCCTTTGTTGATTTAATAATTGTTGTTGTTGTCCGTAAGGTACATCAGGCATATCTCTTAGTGGTTGTTTTTTACTACCTGGTCCACCATCAGTTCTATTTCTAGTAGGTGTAGCTACTGGAGCTGGTTTAGCAGGTTGCCTATATCCACCTCTAGTCCTGTTTTTTGCCATAAAACTCTCCTGTTAATAAAATTATAATACCTGGTGCAGGATATATAACGTGTTGTACTTCTTCATTTAATACATCTATTTCGTCTACAACTCCATACTCATTGTATATAGTTTCCCAAAAAGCTTCTTCATAATGTTCGTCCATTACATACCACCTAACGCACCTGCAATAGAAGGTTGACCACCCATTTGTTGCATCATCATTTGTTGTTGTATCATTTGCTGTTGCTCAGGTGACATTTGTGGTTCTTGTGGTGTATAGAATTGTTTCATAATTTCTGTTATAGCTGTTGGATATTCGTATATAGCTATAGCAGCCATTGTAGCTGCAGGGTCACCTTGTGCAGACCTAGCTAATATACTGTCAAACAATACTTGTTCAGCTTTGTTTTTACGTATACGTTCTTGTACTTTAGCTATATTCTCTAAACCATCAATGTTATCTTGTAATGTTTCTACGTCTATAACACCTGCTTGCAACAATTGCAACCCAGTTACAATTTTTTGTGGTTCATCAAATCCAGCCATAACACCATAGATACGTCTAGTTCTAAAGTCACCACCAATATCTTGTAGTACATTATAGTTTTCACTAAAAGCTGCACCATTAAGAAAGCCAGCCATAGGTTTTTTAGTAATACCTTGTGAATAAGATAAGACTACATCCATCTCTAATCTTTTAGCATCCATCTGTACCATAGCTGATTTTATAATATCTCTATACTCTGAAATCATAAGTGACATAGTGCTGTTAAGTTCTGATAATCCAGCACCAGTAACAAAACTATTAGGAGATTGGCTATCGTCTGTTACAGGATAACCACCTACCATACGCAATTGTCTTTCTAATCTATCTATTTGTTGGAACAACTGGTAAGGCATATTGTTCATTGGTTTAGAAACTTGTGTACCAGGAGCTAGATAGTTTACCGCAAATCTACCTTTTCTGTATTGTCCGGATTCTATCTCTCCTGATATGTTAGTTTCTGTAAAGACACTGTCTTCCATAGCTATAGCTGACATAATATTTATTTTTGCCATCATAGCCATTAAACCTATTACGTGGTCGTATTGTCCTTTAAGCTGGTCAAAAGACACACGCTTCATAAATACAAATGGTGGAGTAGATAATACGTTAGGTATAAAGTCTAAAATCATACTACGTTCTGGAAATACTATGTATGTACCACCCATGTCATAGTATTCAATTATTCTTACACCAGAATATGTATTATCTTCCCAAGCTTGTTCTCTGTTGTTTTCATATGACAAGAATGGTGTGCCAGTATCATTCTTTGCTTCTTCAGCATCCTCGTCTTGTTTTAAAATTTCTTTTGCAAACTCAGGATATATCTGTGCAAGTTTGTATCTAGGTACACGTCTAATAACAGCCATTTCTCTTGGTTGTTGGTCAGGACCTAAGTTACCTACAAAAGTATCGTAAGGGTCACGTAACTCTGCACTAGGGTAAAAGAAACCATTTGTATCACGTTTAGTTGTAATTACCCAAGCACAAAAACCATAACCAGGTAACCATCTAGATGCTTGTTGTAATTGA